CGTTGATGAAAAAATGAAAGAAGCGATGGCAGCATTAGCTGCTGAAGCTGAATCACAAGGCAGATTAGTTGAAGATGAGCCAACACCAATGCTTTACAACTGTGTTGTTAAAAGAACATCAATGGGTGGCAAAGTTAAGATAGAAAATGTTCCACCTGAAGAATTTTTAATACAAAAAACTGCAAAATCAATTGAAGATGCAAGTTTTGTAGCTCATAGAGTTTTAAAAACTAGATCCGATTTAATTGAAATGGGTTATGACAGGGAAGTTGTCGAAAATTTACCTACTTCAAACAATGCTATTTTAAATAGCGAAAGAATTACAAGATACAAAGACATAGACCAAGCACCATTTACAAATGCCCCTGATAACGCAACGCAAGAAATAGAAATTTATGAATGTTATGTCAGAGCCGACATGGATGATGATGGTGTTGCCGAATTAAGAAAAGTTTGTGTAGCAGGTTCTGGTAGTTATGAAGTGTTGGAAAATTATCCTTGCGATCATATTCCTTTCTGTTCATTAACTCCAATCCCAATGCCACACAGATTTTATGGCAGATCAGTTTCTGAGTTAGTAGAAGATGTGCAATTAGTTAAATCAACTGTAATGCGACAGTTGCTAGACAATATGTATTTAACTAACAACAACAGAGTTGCCATAATGGATGGCATGGTTAATTTGGATGACCTTTTAACATCAAGACCTGGTGGAGTTGTAAGGACTAAGCAACCACCATCACAAGTTATGTTGCCAATGCAATCGCAAACGATTTCGCAACAAGCTTTTCCATTATTAGAATATTTAGATACTGTTAGAGAAACTAGAACTGGTGTTACTAGATACAATCAAGGTTTAGATGCAGATAGTTTAAATAAAACTGCAACAGGTGTTAATGCAATAATGACTCAATCTCAAATGAGAATGGAATTGATTGCTAGAGTATTTGCAGAAACAGGAATTAAAGATTTATTTAGAAGAATTTTTGAGCTTACTTGTAAGTATCAAGACAAAGAAAGAATTGTAGAATTAAATAATCAGTTCATACCGGTAAAACCTACTGAGTGGAGAAATAAATATAATATTTCAATAGTAGTAGGATTAGGAAGTGGCTCTAAAGAACAACAAATATTAATGCTAAATAATATTTTAGAAAGACAACTACAAGCTTTCCAATTGCAAGGCAATAGAGAGTACCCAATGGTTAGTCTTAAAAATATTTATAATAGTTTAGCTAAAATTATTGAAAACGCAGGATTAAAAAATGTAGAAAATTATTTTGTTAATCCTGATATGGGTAAAGAGATGGTTACACCACCACCTCCACCACCATTAACTCCAATTGAAAAAATTGAGTTCAAACGAATAGCAAGTGAAGAACAAAGAAAAATTGCAGAACTTGAATTAGAATTAAAGAAAATTAAATCTGATAATGCTGAAATTCTTTACGATAACGAAATTAAATTAAAAGAATTAGAATTAAAATACAACGCACAAATAGATTCACAACAAATAAAAGCTGATGCTGATTTAAACAAAATGTTAATTGCAGAATCAACAAAAGACTTTAGACAAGCAGCAAAAGAATCACAGGCAGTACAAGATCAAGTGAGTAAATTATATGGACAAGGATCAACAGGCAAAACTCCAACAGGAGCTGAGCCAGTCGAACAAAGCTAAACAACTTTTAGACAATCCTTTGTTAAAAGATGCTTTTGCTAATTTAAAAAAACTTTATTCAGAAAGTTTATTTAATACCGGTGCAAAAGAGCAAGAAACCAGAGAAATGCTTTGGTTAGCTTTTAATGTTGTCGGTAAAGTAGAACAGCATTTACAAGAAATTTTAGATACAGGAAAATTAGCCTCTAAACAATTAGAAGATTTTCGTAAAAGTGTCAAAAATCAAAAATTCTAATCAAAATGATTAGGATAAGCTAACCTCAACAGAGGAGCTTAACTTAAAAGGAAAAACAATGTCAGACAATCAAGCCAACCCAACTAAGGGAGCTGAAACTGATTTGCAAAAAGCTGCAAAATCAATTACAGGTTTGTTGAATCCAGTTGCAGAAGAAAAAAAAACTGATACAACAAACATCCCTGAACAAGAACAAAAACAGGAAGAACAAAATTCTCCTGAACCAGTTAAAGAGGAATCTTCAACAGAAGAACAACCTTTGGAACAGGAAATAAAGGAAGAAGAATCTAACGATGAAACTTCCGAAGAAGTATCTCAAGAACAAACAAATGAGATTCAACAAGAACATGATTCCACCTACAAGGTAAAAGTTGCAGGTCAAGAATTAGATGTTACCTTAGACGAATTAAAAAATGGTTACTCAAGAGATGCCGACTATAGACGAAAGACTGAAGAACTTTCTTACGATAAGAAACAATTTATGTCTGAGTCTGAAAAGCAAAGACAAAACTATTCCTCAAAACTTAATGAGGCTAATCAGTTACTGTCAGTAGCTCAACAACAATTACAAACAGAGATTAATTCTGCTGATTTGGAAAAGTTGTACGAAGAAGATCCAACTGAAGCTGCAAGGATTGAACATAGATTAAGGAGAAAGCAAGAAAAGCTTAATCAGGCTATGGAAAAAACGCAATCTGAGCAGAGAAAGCAGTTTGAAAGTTTTTTAAGCGATCAAAAAAAACAATTGGCATCAAAAATGCCAGAATTTTCTGATCCTACAAAAGCTAGTCAATTAGCATCTTCTATGAAAATTACTTTGAATAACTATGGTTTTAATGACCAAGAAATTTCACAAGTATATGATCATAGAATAGTTATGTTGGTCAACGATGCCATGAAGTATCGAAAAATGCAAAATTCAAAACCGAATTTAGCAAAAAAGATTACTAAACCTGGTAGAGTTTTTTCTTCTGGAGTTAAAAAAGACAAAGCTGAAATAAATCTTACTAAGCGAAAGGAAAAGTTGAGTCGTCTGAAAAAGACTGGAAACATCAAAGATGCAACCAGTATATTTTTGGATATGGTAAACAATAAACAACAATAACTTAGGAGAACAAATATATGGCACAAGTAAGTGGAACATATAGTACCTATGATGCTGTTGGCGAAAGAGAAGATTTGTCTAATGTAATTTACAACATTAGTCCGACTGATACACCTTTCATGTCTGCAATTGCAAAAGCAAAAGCTGCTTTTACAAACCATGAATGGCAAACAGATGCTTTAGCTGCTGCGTCAGGTACAAATGCTGCAATTGAAGGAGATGAAGTTTCCTTCTCAGCACCAACTGCAACTACTAGACTAGGAAACTACACACAGATCAGTACAAAATCTGTAATCGTTTCTGGTACTCTAGAAGCAACTAACAGAGCAGGTCGTAACAATGAATTAGCTTACCAAATTTCTAAAGCTTCAAAAGAGCTTAAAAGAGATATGGAAACTTCTTTATGTGCGAACAATGCTGCTGTTGCAGGTAATGATACAACTGCAAGAGAACTAGGTGGAATTGAATCTTGGATTGCGACTAACGATGTTATGTCAGCAGCAGGATCACCAGCTTCACCAACAGGTAATGGTTCAAATGCAAGAACTAATGGAACACAAAGAGCTTTCACAGAGGCTCAACTAAAAGCAGCGTTAAAGCTGGTTTGGGACTCTGGTGGAGATCCAACGATGATCCAATGTGGTTCTTTCAATAAACAAAAACTATCTGGTTTTACAGGTGGATCAACAAGAATGGATCCTGCTGAAAACAAAAGATTGGTTGCAGCAGTAGATGTGTACGAAAGTGATTTCGGTGCATTGACTGTAGCTCCAAACAGATTCTCACCAGCTAGATCAGTTCACATTGTAACACCTGATATGTGGGCAGTTGCTTTCTTGAGAGATTTTGCTCTTGAAGATTTAGCAAAAACTGGTGATGCTGCTAAGCAGTTTCTAGTTGCAGAGTACACTCTGGAATCAAGAAATGAAAAAGCTTCTGGTGGAGTTTTTGATTTAACAACATCATAATAAATAACATTATAAGGGGGTATTAATTTATCCCCTTATAATTCAATTAACATTTTGTTTGGTCTTTGAAGATTTCTTTGGAGTCGGAACGAAGCAAATAAAGGAAAAAAAATGAGAACATTAAACGATTATTTTTTAACATCGAAAATTACTGACATCAGCACAGCAGGATCAACTTTTGTACCTGTACCTGATGGCGGTGAAATAATTAAAATTTTCACTTGTATAAAAAATGCAATTTCATCTGCAAACGCAGCTCTATCTTTTGAATTAGGTGGAACAGCAGTAACAGGTGG